GGTGATAAAGGATGATATTTAACCCTTTTTAGAGGGCGGACAATGACAGAAATAAGTTTGAAAAGTCTGATAATTCCCACATTTTATGAAGTCCATAGGGATATAAAAGCGGGGCATCATCTTGAATACTGGTTAAAAGGCGGTAGAGGCTCAACAAAATCAAGTTTTATTTCTATAGAAATAATTTTAAATTTAATAAAAGACCCTAATATACATGCAGTATGCTACCGTAAGATTGGTAACAAGCTTGAGACAAGCGTATATAATCAGATAAAGTGGGCAATAAACGCATTAGATCTGAAAGCATTTTTCAGATATTATAAAAATCCGTTAAAAATTGAATATATACCAACAGGGCAGCAGATACTATGTTTGGGTCTGGATGACCCGGAAAATTCAAGGTCAATTAAATTAGAATTTGGATATATAAAAATTCTATGGTTTGAGGAACTCAAGCAATTTGACGGGATGAAAGAAATAAGAGACGTCAAACAATCTGTAGTTAGAGGTGGTGACGAAGCTTTAATTTTTTATAGTTATAACCCGCCGGAAGACCCGCGAAATTGGGTTAATAAAGAGGCTAAGCAAAATAAACTTCAAAGACTTGTAAAACATTCAACCTACTTAGATGTACCGCCTGAATGGCTGGGCAAACCTTTTTTTATAGAAGCGGAAGACCTTAAAAACACAAACCCGCTTGCATATCGTAATGAATATTTGGGTGAAGAAGTCGGCACAGGGTTAAACGTGTTCTATAATGTTGATTTGCAGCAGATAACGGCCGAACAAATAAACCATTTTGATAATATTTGTGAAGGCGTTGACTGGGGGTATGCCGTTGACCCGTTTGTCTGGGTAAAAGTCCATTATCACCGTAAATACAAAACCCTGTATATTTTTGATGAAATTTATCAGGTCGGCTTGAGCAATGACGATGCAATCGAAAAGGTTATAAGAAGGCATACAAAATCAACCGAAATAATTGCAGACAGTGAGGAGCCAAAAAGTATTGACGATTTTGATAATTCTGGCTTGCCTATCAGAGGAGCGAGAAAGGGTCCGGGCTCTGTCAGTTATGGCATCAAGCGTTTGCAAGGACTCAAAAAGATAGTTATTGACCCGCAACGTTGTCCGAATGCGGCACGTGAGTTTACGGAATATTCATACGAAGTTGATAAAAACGAAGAAATAAAAAGCAAATTTCCTGATAAGGATAATCACACGATAGATGCTGTCAGATACAGCTTAGAAGATGAGTTTGAGTACTAATGTTTAAATTTTTCAAAAAGAAGCAAGAAACAAAATCTACACATAAGTCTGAACCGGATAAGAAAAAGGCTTTTGTACTTCCTCAATCAGACTTGCAGGCACTTTATGAATGCTCTGTCCAAAAACAGGCAAACGATTTTGTTATAGCTCAATACTCTACAGAAGACGGGGGTGTTGTAAATATCGCAACTGACAGTATAAAAGACTCTTGCGATATTTTGTCAAAATCATTTGAGATGAACCTGGCAGGTCAGGAAATTATTTTTACTTACTTTGCAAAACAGGGTTTTATTGGTTTCAATAACTGTGCTATTCTTGCGCAGGACTGGCTTATTGGTAAAAGTATAACTGCACCGTGTGAGGACTCTATCGCAATTGACTATGATATTAACGACTGCGATGGCGAAGTAACAGACGAAGACCAGAATGTTATTGAGGAGCTGAAAAGGCTTTCACACTCTGAAAAATTTAAAATCAAAGATATATGTAAAAAGTTTGCCGAAAACAAGCGTAAATATGGGCAAGCGTTGTGTATTCCGCTTGTAGATAATGTTGATTACTCGGTACCGTTTAATATTGATGCAGTGACAACAGGTTCATATAAGGGAATGATGCTTATTGAGCCAATCTGGGTTACTCCTGTACTTGATATTGAAGCCGGTACAAACCCTGCGAGCAAAAGATTTTACCAGCCTACATGGTTCAGACTTCCAAACGGCAAAAACATTCATTACAGCTGGTTTATATTTAATATTTACTCGGAAGTATCAGACCTTTTGAAACCAACATATTATTATGGCGGAATTCCATTGCCTCAATTGTTGTACGAACAGGTTTACGCTGCGCATAAAACGGCAAAAGAAGCCCCGATGCTTGCCCAATCAAAACGTTTAAACTATGTTGAAGGCAACCCTAACGCATACCTAGCAGACGAAGAACGTTTAAATAAAGAACTCACTTTGATGTCGTGGCTGCGAAATAACTGGGGCTGGCTGTTAATCAAAAAAGACCAGAAAATCGGTCAATTAGATACAACATTGACAGATTTCGATGCTGTGACTATGCTGGGTTACCAGATAGTTGCGGCAATTTCGGGTATACCGTCAGCGAGACTGCTTGAAACATCACCGAAGGGCTGGCAGTCGACAGGAAGTTATGAAGATGATAACTACCGAAAATTACAGCAGGGTATCCAAAATATAGATTATGTCCCGATATTGAATTTTCATTACCGCTTGCTTGCAAAGTCAAAACTTGGTATTGATAAAGAGTATTCCTGCGTATTTAATGATATTGATACCCCTACAGAAAAAGAACGCGCGGAAATAAGAGAAATCAACTCACGCACGGACGCAACCTATATTAACGCGGGGGTAGTATCACCGGAAGAAATCCGCGGGGTACTGAGGGCAGATGAAAAATCGGGGTATAATGTGCTTTCCGAAGAAATTCCCGAGCAGGGAGAACCCGACCCGTTTGGCGACTTATTAGGAGGTAGTGAAACATCACAAAACCCTTTTAGCGTAGAAGATGCGTGGGAAGAGAGTAAACACCCGAGAAAAGACAACGGTCAATTTGGTGAGGGTTCGGGCGGCAAGGTTGAAAAATCTTCAAAACGTGATAAAATAAGAAAAAGAACTCGTAATGAGGTCAAGCTTCCAAAAGATGAATATGCAAGGGTTATGAGTGCAATACGTACCAATATTACACCTGAGCAAAAGCAGAAAAAAGTCTTTAAAAAATATATTGGAAACGCTCGTTACACAATTCAAAACTTGAAAGATGATTATAAAATAATCGGCAAAAAGGAAATTAAATAATGGAATTTACTTTATTCCCGCGTGAAAAAATAATCAAAACTGAATTAGATGAAAAACTTTTGAGTCTTCTGCTAAAAAGCTGGAAGGATGAAGAGTATATAGTTGGAGTTTTTCAGGATTTGGAAACGGACGAGAATAAAAGGGAACTAATAGATTTTATTGAGGAAGAAAACGTAATAGATTCAGATGATATTATTTTAGCCGCCATGGACATTGCCGACGGTATAGAAATATAATATTGATTACGGATTCAGACACGAACCTAACCAAAGAAAAACAAATTATTCATCTATCAAATGTATAAATAGATAGAAAGAACTGTGAGGACAGCTTATTGAGCTGTCCTTTCCTGTGGAAATTTTTCATGAAAAATCAACTAATCTCAAACCGCTTGAATGTCAACGCCGGCATAATGTCGTGGTATGTGAAAGAGCTTCAAAAGCTTACGCAGCAAATGACTAAAGAGTGTAAGCAGGAATTAGCGAAGATTTATAAAAAGGGTTATCCGCAGATTGCGTTTGATGAAAGTATCTCTTCTCAGGCACGTATAGCATTGAACCAACTTTATGATAAATATTCGGATAAATTTACAAAACGCTCTAAAACGCTTGTAAAGAGTCTTTTGAGGAAAACTAACAGATATTCCAACAATCAGATTAACACGGCATTAAAAATGATGCTGGGTGCATCGGCTAAAGATTTTATACTTAAAGGTTCGGCAATAAGTCCCGAAAAGTCGGAGATTATGAAAGCCCTGATTTTTGAAAATGTTTCTTTAATTCGTTCGATTCCGAATGAGTATTTCAAACAGATAACAGGCTCTGTTGCCCGCTCAATTGAAAACGGCGAAGGCATAAAGCGGCTTGTACAGGACTTAAATTCCTACGGGGCAAAAACAAACCGCAGAGCACAATTAATAGCGCAAGACCAGACCAGAAAAGCTTACAATTCAATAAATCTGAGAAACTTTCAGGAAAACGGAATACGCAAATTTAAGTGGCTACACTCGGGTGGAAGCCGTGACCCACGAGAATATCACAAGAATGTACTAAACGGTCAGATATTTGATATAGATAAAGGTGCACCGAACGAAAAGGGAGATGGTTATATTTACCCGGGGCAAGAGCCATATTGCAGGTGTATAATGCAGGCTGTTTTAGATTTTGAGGACTAACAATGCTAAAAGATAAATTCAAATCGATAAACCACGCGCAGGACAAAAAAGAAGTTGACCCTAACGGCTACTGGTACTTGTATGACAACCCCATTACAAAAGTCGGGGTTTTTCCGTATCTGGGCAGACAAATAAGCCCTGAACTGGAACCCGATAAAATTTATTATGTTTATCGTCCGGAAGAGGAGCTGACACGTCCTGAAACAATGGAGAGTTTTAAACTTAAACCCTTGATTGATGAACATGAAATGCTTGGCAAACAGTTTACACCGGCGGAAGAAAAAGGCATACACGGCACACTGGGAGAGGATGTTAAATATGATAAAGCAAAAGAAACAGTAACAAACAATCTTATTGTTTACTCGGAAGCGATGAAAAATGCTATTGAAAAGGGGAAAAAGGAACTTTCGCTAGGCTATAAGTGTAGATATGATTTAACACCTGGCGAATACAAAGGTCAGCAATACGATGCAATCCAGCGCGATATTTATTTAAATCATATAGCATTAGTTGATGAAGGCAGAATGGGACACGAGGTACGCATTATGGATGCAGCCCTTGCTTTTGATACATTCAGTGAAGTTTTAAAGATACAAAAAAAGGAGACAGACGAAATGGCTAAAAACCTAAAAAAACGTTCAGCAATGGACGAAGATGTAAACATCGAAATCAATCAGGGTGGTGAAGAAGAACAGGAACAAATCCCACCTGTGACAGATGAAGATATTGACAAGCGCGAAGTTTTAAGAGAAGCGGATGCAATAGCTATGAAACCGGCATCAGAATTTGAAGGTGGTGAAGAAGAAAAATTCAGAACGCTTACAAAAAAACTTGAAGAGCTCGGCTACAATTCTTCTGAAACAGGCGCAAACGATGAAGACGAGGAAGAAGACAAGCCCGCAGAAGATGAAGAAGATAAACCTTGCGGTGATGAAGACCCGGAAGAAGAACCTAAAAAAGCCGAAGATGAAGATGAGGACGATGAAGAGGATAAACCGGTTTCAATGGATGCTGCAATTAAATATCTTGCAAAAAAAGATGCTCTCATTAAGCGTATCAGACCTCTAATCGGTGATAATTCAAGATATTCATCAATGACTATTCCGCAGGTGGTTAAATACGCATGCGACAAGCTGGATATTAAAAATTCTTATGACTCACTTGACGGCTACCTTAGAGCAAAAGTACGCTCAACAGTAAAGACAACATTTGACAGTATGTTCAAAGCTGATGAGCCGAGTGCTGTTCTAAAAGCTTATAAATCACAAAAATAGAAATTAAGGAGATATTAAAATGTTTCAAAAACAAATTTATTCAAACCTTGCAGCAGGTGTTGAGGGAGAATACGCAGACGACAGCCCGCGCAGAGAAACCCCGTACATCCTGCTTTCCAATACCACACAAAAAGCAGCCGCCGCAAAAGGCTCATTGGCTTTTACTGATAACCCTGCTGATGGCGATACCGTAACAATCGGGTCTGTTGTTTACAGATTTAAAACAGATATGGCGCAGGCTAATGATATTAAAATCGGTTCTGTTGTAGCTAATACAATTACTTCACTTGAAAAAACGATTAATGGTGAAGGAGAAGAAGGCACAGACTACTATGCAGGTACAACCACACCTTTAACCGATGTAATTGCAAGCGTAAGCAGAACTACATTGAACCTTACTGCATTAGTTGAAGGTACAGAGGGGAACTCTATTGCTCTGGCCTCTTCCGACGAAAACATCACGGCAACAGCTTTTTCGGGCGGTGTAGATGTCGTAACCAACTCTCCGAGATTTGCCTGTGCATTTACTTACGGTTTACAAGATGGAACTGCGATGCTAGGCGGTGAAGGTGTATTTGCAGGCGTTTTGGTTAACCCTAAAATGTATGCTAACTATATGAACCTTGAACCGACTTTGAATTTACCTGATGGTTCCCAGGGCGGGTTATGCACTTTCGGACATATTAATATAAAGCCGGCTTCTGCTTTTAGTGTGGGTAATATCGCAGCTTATGACAAAGCCACAGGAAAAATTAACGCTTATGTAAATACAGAAGCGGTTCCTGAAAGCTCTGTTGTTATTCCGAATGCTCAATTTATCAAGCATTCAGGTAATGCCGGCGATATTGCAGTCTTAGAGTTAGGCAATTAATTTTAAAGGAGAATAAAAAAGATGAAAAAACAAACAACTCCCATTCGCTATGATATGAAGCCAGGAGAGGTCAAACCTTTCAGCTTTGATTATATGCGTGAAAAAGGTCTTAAAGTAACTTCAAAAGACTTGGCTGCATTCGGTATTTCGATGGATTCTGCTGTAATGCGTGACATGCGTTCAATCTACAGCAACGCCTACGCAATGGATGTGGCAGCACCTCTGCAAACTACCCCTACTATCACAAACCCCGTCCAGTTCTTCCAATACTGGGCACCTGAAGCTGTAGAGTATGTGACACAGGCAAGAACAATCGATGAGATTGTCGGTCGTACTATTGCAGGTTCATTTGAAGACGAAGAAATCGTAACAACAGCTCTTGAAAGAACCGGTAAAGCGCAGCCTTACACAGATACAGCAAATATCCCGCTTGCAAGCTGGAACCAGAACTTTGTAACACGTTCTATCGTGAGATTTGAAGAAGGGCTTGAAGTAGGGTACTTAGAAGCGATGCGAGCTTCCAGAATGAGAATTGATACTCAAGGTCAGAAAAAAGAAGCTGTAGCCGAAAGCTTAGCGATTGAACACAACAATGTAGGCTTTTACGGTTATTCAAACGGACAAAACAAAACTTACGGCTTGTTGAATGACCCGAACCTTACGCCATACAGAACTGTTGCCGAAGGTGCAAAAAGTTTGACAAGCTGGGCTTCAAAAACCTTCCTTGAAATCACAGCAGATATTATAACTGCAGTAGGTCAGCTGCAAACCCAGTTAAGAGGTCATTTCAACCCGATACGTGATGCTTTCACAATGTCGTTGTCGCTTGCTTCAATGCAGTATCTTAATACAATGAACGAATTAGGTACAAAGTCAGTATCAACCTGGATAAAAGAAACATATCCGAATATTCGTATTGTTGCATCTCCGGAAATGGACGGAGCTAACGGCGGTTCAAATGTATTTTATCTTCACGCTGACAAAATTGGCAGAACTGATACTATCAAACAGTATGTACAAGACATTCTACGCCTTGTAGGTATGGAAAAGAAAGCTAAAGTTATTATTGAAGATTACGCATCAGCAACAGCCGGTATTATTGTACAACAGCCTTTAGGTGTTGTCAGATATTCAGGTATTTAACATATCCCCTCCTCTACTGCTCCCTGTTTTAGGGAGCAAGGGGGGAGCATGGGATATTTTTCGAATTAACAAAAGGGGGAATAAATGATTAAAATAATCTCAAAGCTCGAAGATAACATATTTTCGGACATTCTGGTTAAAAAAGGCTTAAATTACCTTTTAGAAACAGATTTTAAAAATTTGAAATCGGATAAAAACTTTATAGGCTTTCAAAATAAAAATCTTATAGTTATTGAGCAGGAGAAAATAAAAGTTTCAACACCTGCAGATGAAGAGGCAAAAGCACCTATAGATTTTGGAACTATGAACTGGCAAAACTTGCTAGCTTATGCAAAATCTAAAGGCATCAAAGCTAAAACTAAAGCTAATATAATTGAAGAATTGAAAAAAGAACAAAAGGGGGAATAAATGCCGTATATATTATCAAAACTTGCAAACACACAGATTTATACACAGTATGTTAAAGGCACGTCAGACAATCTGAATATTGTTTCAGCAGAAGTAGAAGTTAAAGGCGGAGCGGATGTCACAAATTCCAATCTGATAACGCCCGAAGGTGTTTTGACACAGGTCAGTGCTGCCCAGCTGGATATATTAAAAGCAAACAAAGATTTTCAAAGACACCTTGAAAACGGAATTGTCAAATACTTTAACACCCAACCTAATATTGAAAAAACTACAAAATCAATGAGTAAAGACAAATCAAAACAGCTCACAAAAGACGATTACAAGAAAGCAAATAAAAAAGCACCCGATACAGAGGGAGAATAACACATGACAAACGTTGTTACGGTAAGCCTTGCAGAATTTTATAACGAATATCCCGAGTTCAACACAGAGGAATACAAAAACATCTGCCCTGTTGCATTCAGACAGGCTAAAACGTTTATTTCAATAAAAAACTGCGGCAGGCTGGCTGATGAACAACGCAAAACGGCTATTTATCTGCTAACTGCTCATTTATCCGTCTTGATGTATAAAAACCAAACAGGACAGTCTGGACAAGGTGGCCTTGTAGCGAGCGCGGCAGTGGGAGAGGTTAATGTCAGCTATGTACAAATCCCGTCAATGGATATGTGGTCGTACTGGCTGGCACAAACCCCTTACGGACTTGAACTTCTGGCATTGTTTGAAACACTAACCGCCGTCCCGTTTTATGTTGCTGGAAGCCTGGAAAGAGTGTTTTAAAAAGCGGGCATAGGAGCAAAAATGGGCAGAAAAAAGAATATCAAACTCTGGAACCATTTAATGAAAGAATTGGACGACTTTGAAATAAAGGCGGGCTGGTTCGAGAATACAAGATATGACGCAGATACGCCTGTTGCAGGAATAGCAGCTGTCCAGAATTACGGAGTTGAAATAAACCAGAAAGTAACCCCAAAACAGCGGGCATTTTTACATTATGCAGGGATACATTTAAAAGAGACAACAGAAAATTTGCATATAGTAATTCCGCCGCGGCCGTTTATGGATAACGCAAAGAAACGCATTCAAGGGTCAGAAGGAAAGCAGATAATTCTTCAAGAACTTTTACGGGTATTTGAAGGCCGTCAAACAATGGAACAGGCAACAAACAGACTTGGCTTGTGGGAACAGGGGATAATTCAGGAAGAAATAAAGAAAATTCAAACTCCTCCTTTATCGGCGAACACAATTTCGATGAGGAATAAGCAATATAAAAGCCAAAGCAAAAATTCTTCAACAAAGCCGTTAAATTCGTCAGGAATTATGTTTAATACCGTACAATATGAGGTTACAAAAAAATGACATTGAGTTTACTGCCTGTAGCAATGGCTTCAACGGCAATATTAGGATGTAACAAACCATTTCAGTTTTACCGGTTTATAAAATCAACAATAGACGAAATGGGTCGTGACGTGCCGGAATTTGCAGCACCTGTAACTCTGACTGGTTCAATACAACCCGTTTCAAGCAAAATAAGAGAACAACTCGGGCTTAATTTAGATGACAATTACGAAACGGTCTTCTGTCCTGCATTAATGCAGAGTATAGCTGAGAAGCTACAACCTGACAGAATTGTATATAACAACCGGACTTATGAAATTGTTGAGAACAAAAATTGGTATAAAACGAATGGTTGGGCAAAAGTATTAATAGTTGAAATAAAGAGTTTACGGAAAAATGGCGGAACTGACACAATACAAAACCCGGAATCAGATATTTAGTGATTTTATAACAATTACAAAGTCGGCACTTGAAGCTTTTGGTATAAAAGGCTGGAAAGTCCGTCAGCTTATGCAGGTTTTTAAGGTTAATATTCTAACCCCGACAGTATTTATTTCGATACTGTCAATAGACCAGCTTGGACGGCAATATAATACTAAACAAGCACAAAATGAACAGATAATCAAAACAAATTCCGTAAAGCAGGAAGTTAATATAAGATTTTCCGCAACCCGCCGTGAGCTTGCGTCAGATATTCCCGGCACTTACAACGGTGCGGATATTGTGAAAGTTATAAAGAACTACATCCAATCATATGAGGGGATAAATGAGCTTGCTGCTCTGGGGTATGCACAATACAGGTCGGGCGGGATAACAGACCAGAATATCCTGAATGATGATGAGAACTTTCAATTCCTGCCGTATTTTGACTGTACATTCCTTTATACGGATAGCTTTACGACTAATGTAAGCAAAATTTCTAACATCAGAGAAAAAGGCATTTATAGGGTTTAAACCAAAGGAGAAAATATAATGACTATTCCAATCACCAAATACGTGGCGATTACGTCTGTTGTGGCAAATACAGAGGCTGCCGCAAGAAAAGACTTAATCCCCCGAGTATTCACAACAAACCCGCTATTTGCGGCGAACACGGTATATGAATTTACATCAAGCGCTGATGTCTCTGCATTTGCAGGTGCATTGTCTGCTGAGGCTAAATTTGCAAGCGAATATTTCGGCTGGATTTCTAAAAAAGCAAATCAGGCTAAAAAAATGTCCTTTATGAGATATTCTTTTGAAGCTCTTGCGCCTTATATGTATTCAACAGAAAAACTAACACCGCTTGCAACATTTAAGGCAGTAGATGATGGTGCAATGGTTATAAATCTGGGCGGAACCTCTTACACCGTTTCAGAGGTAAACCTCACAACAATCGAAGCTTATGCGGATATAGCAACAGCATTGCAGACAGCAATCAGAAAGAACGAAAGCGGCGGCGCATTATGGACAAACGCAACAGTTACATATAACGCAGCGAATTCCTCTTTTGAATTAAAAGGCGGCGAAACAGGAGCAAATGAGATTAATTATGTAGAAGCTCCAAAAAGCGGAAGCGATTTGTCATCACTTCTCGGTTGGGATAAAGCAGGCGCGCCAATTCTCTCAAACGGTACAGCCGAGCAAACTGTTGAGGATATTTTAAACAAAACCATTGATTTAAGCACAAACTTTTTAACTTTCGGTTTTCTGGATGCCTCAGACGCATATTCAAATCTGGATTTAATCGGCGCATGGACATCGGAACAAAATAACAATTACCGTTTCTGTTTTGACTTAGGAGCGGTCAACTATACAGAAGGCATAGAAACCGCCGCAAAATATGAAGGTATGACATCGCATTATAATATCAACTACGGCATAGAAGGAATTAACCCCGCATGGCTGATGAGTGCTGTTTTGCCTGCAACAACAGATTACAGCAAAGTAAACGGTGTAAAAAACTATATGTTTCAGGAGTTTCCTCAACAGGCAGTTTCTGTCGGGAACGATGACGGCACATTATATCAGACTCTTGATAACCTTTGTATTAACTACAACGGTCAAACTCAAAAATCAGGAAAAACCATCGCTTTTTACCAGAACGGATTTAATGCGGACGGTACAGACAGTGCCATCTATGATAATGAAGCGTGGCTAAAAGACGCAATAACAACCGATATGTTAAATGCATTTCTTGGACTTGATTTTATATCTGCTGATAAAGAGGGAGTTGCGATATTAACCGGAGTGTTACAAAACAACTGTTCAGAAGCCTTTAACAACCACGTATTTTCGGGTGGAAAAGAGTTGACCAATTCGCAAAAAGCTTATATTACACAGCTTACGGGTGATGAGAATGCATGGCTTGATGTCCAGAACAACGGATATTTATTCAACGTTGAAATCGGAACTGAAACATCCGGCAATGCAACGGTTTATGTTGGAGAGTATACGCTTATCTACCTGAAAAATGATGTAATTCGTAAGGTTGAAGGTTCAAATATCTTAATCTAACAATAAAAGGAGAATAAACAATGCAAGATACATCAAGCATAGGCGTAAAGGTTCGTCTTACAGCATCAATAACTTACCCGGTAGGGATAGTGTTTATGGCATTTCCTGACGACAGCGACGTAGGTGTTACGGGAAATACGGAAATTGCCGGCAATGCCTCGGGCGTGAACGGTGACTTAATCTGGTGGAAAACCGTGAACGGTATAGAAACACAGGTTCCTATCATTCCGAATACTGTTGAGGAAAGCCTTTTAGACATACTGTTTAATGCAAACAGAGCGTCCAAAAACCGTTTTCCGAAAAAGGACATCATTCAGCTTGTCGTCACAAACCCTGTTACAGGGGTTTGCAAAACCTATATGAACGGAATAATCAAAAATGGTGCCGTAGGTTATCAATATGGCGGCGACGGCAGAATAAAGACAAAGACCTACGGGTTTGTCTTTGAGGACGCTGTATAATTTTATGTTATAATAAACCTAGGGTAAGTGCCCATCACTTCCAACCCACACACGTATTTTACTAAGAAATCGGTGGAAAGGGGGTGGTTAAATGAAAAGACAAATAATAAAAAGTGCCATCAAGGTACTGATAGCACTTTTAAATTTAATTTATCTTTTCATATAGGGTACTAAGCGAAGTCCTAAGGAAGAGCTATTTCTTTAGGGCTTCCCCCTATGTAATATATTATAACTCTCTTTCGATAAAATTTCAAGTGTCATGGATAGGGAGATTTTTTTATGTTCAATTTACGCAAAGACTATAAGGGGGAGGCCCCAAAACAACCAGCCCAAAATCTAACACCTTCAAGCGGTTCATTATTAGAGCCTAAAACTGTTGAAATAAACGGTTACAAATTTATTATCTCAAAAATGCCTTGTACGGTAGCGCAGGAGGTAATATTTAAACTTCCGACGGGGTTAGTGCCGTTAATCAGTCAGTACTCACAGGCGGAGGAAATGGCATTTAAGATGTTATCTTACTGTGAGCGGGTTTATACGGACGGGCGGGCAAATGTGCCTTTAATATCAAAAGCAATAATTGATAACCACGTGCCGGATTTTCAAACCTTAATGAAGTTGGAACAAGAATGTCTTCAATATAATTACGATTTTTTCGAGCAAGGCAAGGTCTTGAGTTTCTTGAACAAGGGTCTCTCCCTTGCCGAGTCGAAAGCTTCCGGAATATTGACGGATTTATTGGACAGATTATTGTCAGCGGGCGTGCAACTCTCCACGAACTCCGAACAATCTACACGTTAGAAGACGCGATGTTAATGTACGAGGCGGAAGCGGTTACAAAATATAACGAGTACCTTATTTCAAAAGCTGCAATGAAGGAATAATAAAATATGGCAACACTGTTGGATGTTTTCACCATAGGATTTAATTCGGAGGGTTTGAGGGATTTTGAACAAAACCTCAAAAACAACGAAAAAGAACTGGATAAATACCAAAAGCGGGTTAAGGATTTGGAATGGGCTTTAGATGACCTCAAAAAGAAAAATCTTGAAGACTCCGACACATATAAAAGTATAAAAGCCGACCTTGATGAAGCAAATAAAAAGGTCAAACTTTTCGGTGATTCTGTCAAAAAAATGAAAGGGCAGAGCGAGTACCAGCTTCTTGCTTTAAAAAAGAATTTCGGCAACCTGATGAAAACAGTCGGGCTTATTGCGAGTGTGGGAGTAGCAGTCAAAAAGAGTCTTCAATTTTATGAAGAAGCGGAACAGTTAGACTTTTTAGCCCAAAAAGCGGGTATAGCAGTAGAAAAATTACAGGAACTCGGCAATGCCGCTCAGAGATTTGGCGGGACAACCGAAGGAAGTGCCTCAAGTGTAGAAAATATCCGCACAAATAAAGAAGAATATGCCAAATACGGAATAAGAACAGAAGCCGACCCGACCCAAACACTCGAAAATGTTGCGCGAAAAATGGAAACATTGAAAAGCGATGCGGCAAAATGGGATTTGGCAAACTCACTCGGTATAGATGAAGGCACCACACGTCTTTTGATACAGGGTGTTGAGCGTTACAGAGAGGAGATGAAGCGCGCAAGCAAGTACAAGCTATACACCAAAGAAGATATAGAGCGAATGCGGGATTACAGGCAGGTTCAGCAGGATATAAGAATGGGAACAGAAGCTATATTCGGTACAATATCCCGCCTGCTTCTACCTGCAATAACCGCAGTAAGTAAAGCAATACGTACCATAACCGATTGGCTTGCAGAACATGAGGGTGCTGTTAAGATTATTGCGACCTTTGTAGCTGTAACAGTAGCTATTACGGGAGTAATCAGTGTTATTAAATTATTAAATATTGCAATAGGCTTTTTGCTTGCTAATCCTGTTGTATTAACAATTATAGCGATTATTACGGCAATAACAGTCTTAATTACAATTGTACAGGATTTTATTGTATTTCTTCAAGGTGGAGATAGTCTTATCGGAGATATTTTAAAACGAATGGGCTTTAATGTTGAAGAAGTCCGTCAAAACTGCCTGAATTTCTTTAATTCGTTGAAAGAATGGATTACTGGTGCTATAGACTGGATAAAGTCTTTAGGCGGCAAATTTGTAGAACTTGCAAATAAACTAAAATCCATGTGGGATGGTCTTCCGGAACCGATAAAAAAATTAATAGGAATGAGTAACCCGATAACCGGAGTTTATACGGCTGTAACAACAGGACAACAAGTAATGAAAAAGGCAAACAACAGCAAAATGAATGCCGTTCCTGCAGGTGCGTCTGCAACATATAACCAGACCCAGGCAATCAATGAAAACAATAATAAAAATGTTAAAAATACATCGACATCAACACAAAAAGTAGTAAATATCAATTCTGTTAATATTCAAACACAGGCAAGCGACCCGAAAGGGGTTGCTAATGCCGTTAATAATATAAGTGAACATGATAACGGATTACGCGTATGAATATAGGTTCAACACTAATACAGGCGACAAATTTAGTTTTATTAATATCAAACAGCAACGCGGATGTAAGAAAATTCGTTGTCTGGACAAAGGTCGGTGAAAATCTTACGGAAGTCCTGCAGAATATGCAGATTGAACGTATTGCGGTAGAAGATACCGCAAAAGTTTTTGAACATCCGCTGGAAACTGGTGCTGTTATTGTTGACCATGAGATATTTGAGCCAAAACGGGCAACAATTCAGGCATATATCGCAAACGATGATATGATGACATTAAAGCAGTTAGAACAGCTTTATTTATCAGGGACAATCCTTACAATAAGAGCTCAAAATAAAGTTATAGATAAGGTCATAATCGCTTCAAAACCGCATGAAATAACAGGACAGGTTTTTGACAAGACTTTATATTCAATTTCATTCAGAGAGGCACAGGAGGTTACACCAACCTATGCCAAAATGCCACCGCAAAAAGTCCGTAGAAAAGCCAATGCTTCACGCGTCAATAGTGGCGTGAAGCAAGCAACTCCTGTTAATAAAAGCTGGATAAAGAGTGCTATTTGGGGCGGCAGGACTTAATATAGCTTTATTTTTTATGTTCATTAATAAATCTAATAAATTCAGAAGGTTTAGCAATACAAGGATATTCTATAGCTTTACCAAAAGCGGAAGAATTGACTTGAACACAAGCGAAACCTAACCATTGAGAGATTATATCTGCTTTTTCTGATACAAAACTAATTTGTTCAAGCGGAATAGTCTTTTTATCAATAAAAATAATACCCATTCGTGAGTATAAACACCCGTCTTTAATCTCAATTTTATCTAAATTCCATCTGAGAATTGCCCATAGCATAGCCCAGATTGGAATAATAAGCGTCCATATAAATAATATCGATATAAATGCTGGAACCGTCCAGAACCACCAGTGTTTTTTTGCTTCGTAAGTTTCCATTACAAACTCCTTTCAATTAATTACTCTTCACAGCTGTAAATTCATCAATTTTGTTTTTAATCTGTTCCGAGAATTGGAAAATATCATTAACGGAATTAATAGGGGTTTTAACCTCTTTCGTTCCATCTAAAAACGCAATATATTTCTGGGAACGGTTAAAATACAATCTACAGATTGTTTTTCTTATACTGTTATCCAGCAATACATTAAAATAACTTGAATTATCTCTATATGCAAGTCTTGCAATATCTACAAACCCATTCAAAATGCTTTTTACTATAGCATAGCCTTCAAGTTCTTCCAAAGTTGTAATAACTTCATTTTTATTTTGTTTTTCTTCCTGTTTTGACGCAAGATTGAAATCAAGCGAAGTTTTCATAACCTTCGACATAAAAAGATTAAAAGCTTCAACGGTGGTTCTTTTATGTTTTTCAATAACTTTATCAGTAATTCTGCCGTCACAAACTCCAGATTTATTAATCAAATACCTTACAAAATCGTCGGAAGGTGTTTTATATTCGTTTTCTATAACTTCTTCAAACTGTTTGATATATTTTAAATCACCGGCGTTAGAGTATGCTTTTTCAAGGTCAAAGTTGTCTTTACAAAATTCCGACAGTGTCTCTATTTGATTTTCCTTGAATTCCAGCAGATTAAATGTAAAGAATGGCTCTTTATCTAAGACATTCGGCTCTTCAATATCAGAAAAGAATTTGTAAACTAGACCATTAGTTAAAATTATAAACTTAGCTTTACTTGCAGTAAAATACTTAAATAACTGCCCTGCGTGTTTTTTTACATCAAGTTTATCATTATCAATCTTTTTGCACTCAATTAAAATAATTGGTTTTCCGTCTTTCATGATGGCATAATCGACTTTTTCGTCTTTTTTTAGTCGGCTGTCAGCAACAAATTCAGGAACTACTTCAAGAGGATTAAAAACGTCATAACCAAGTGTATTTAAAAATGGCATAATTAATGCGTTTTTTGTTGCTTCTTCGGTTTCAAGACTATCTCTTAAATTAACAGCACGTTCTTTCAACTGATTAACTTTTTCAATAAATTCCATTCTTAACCCTTTCCATACAAAATCTTACTCTAAAATTTTTTTCAAATTGTAGAACAAAAAATATAAACATGCAAATAGCCATGCGACTAAAATATTACGATGAGCACATACGAGATAGAACTTAATAAAAATAATGCTAATCAGGAATTTGATATTATTGTAGATGAGCTTGAAAACAGCATTCACATACTTTTACAGACAGTAAATGACGCACTTTTTATGAGTGTTTTTGTGAACTCCGAACAGATTGGGGAGGCTTTTATGTGCTTCCCGAATCAACCTGTTGTACCTTATGAATATATGCAGGAACTTATCGGAGGCAATTTTATTTTTGAAACGCAAGATGACAATTATCCGAACTTTGAAAATTTCGGAGAAACCTGCAAGCTTTATTTTCTGACACAGGATGAATTTATCAATGCAGAATAGACGTGTATGCTTTATTGAAGTAGAGACAGAGGATAACGGGAAAAAGGAGCTAAAACGGCTTGAGGGGCTGGCAATACGCGGAACTGTCAACAGAAAAGCCGGCAGCATGCAATCTGACGCAAAGCTTTCTGTTGCGAACCTTACACAATCGGATGTTGAGTTTTTAACCACATTCACAAGCCCTTATGTCCGGCCAAAAGTCAAAAAGAAAATAAATATCTATGCAGGTTATACAAACACAGGCTGGGGCAAGATATTTTCAGGTGACATCACAAAAGCCCTGCCGTCAGACCTGCCAGATACCTGGCTTAATATTGAGGCACTTAGCCTTTATTATTCCAACAGAATACCGATAAGCTACGGGGGCACAAATACCACGAGCAAAGAACTCGCACAGAGTATCTCAAATAATCTTGGCTTATCCTTTGAATGGCAGGCAACAAGTCAAAAGACAATCGACATCTTTAACTTTACAGGGTCAAAAGCAGGTCTGATAAAAGAATTTAATACCCTTGAAGATGTCACAATGTTTGAAGATAATGGAGTGATAAAGGTTGTCGACAAGATAACAAAACCGCCGTCAGACGCCCGCTCAGTGCGTGTGATTTCAAAAGACAGTGGTATGATAGGGCTTCCGGAACCTGACCAGTACGGAGTAAAGGTTAAATGCCTTTTAGACCCGTCATTTGCCCCGGGGCAGTGGATAAAAGTTGAAAGTATCAAATTGCCCGCAATAAACGGATTTTATCAGATATACGAGCTGGGATTTGATTTTGCAAGCCGGGAACAGCAGTTCTATTGCAATATTTCAGCAAAAGCGTCCGGAGTATTATAAATGCCAAACGAAAACGAAACAATCTCAATCCCTGCATACACGCCCGCTAATGTAGGTACCCAGGCAGGTATAACAGATTTTGCAATCAGAAAAGCGCTTGAAAAGCTGGAAAAAGTAGCGCCGGCACAAATAATCTCATATGACCGTACAACAAACAGGGCCAGCGTTCAGATACTTAACCAGAGTATAACCTCAACCGGCGAAAAGCTCACAAAGAAACCTCTGGAAAATATTCCTGTATTGATGATGTCAGGGGGCGGATTTACTTTCAGTTTCCCGATAAATCAGGGAGATACGGGCTGGATTGTGGCAGCAGACAGGGACATTTCGGTATTCAAACAGCTATTACAGGTATTTGCACCGGCAAGCTATCAAATCCACAGGTACAAAGACAGCTTTTTTATTCCTGATAAGGTGAACGGGTTTGAGCTGGCGGAAGAAGATAAAAATGCCGTCATACTTACATCATTGGACGGCACAACAAAAATAAGTGTAATACCCGGACAGGCAACAATCACCACGCTACAAACGGTAATTAACGGAAATTTACAGGTGAACGGTTCAATTATAGCAACAGACACGATTACATCGAATACCGATGTTATTTCTGCCGGAATAAGCGGGAAATCGCATACCCATTCTGGAGTAGAGCCTGGCGGGGGTAGCACGGGAGCACCGCAATAGCGTAAGCTTTACAGGAGCAAAAAACATGAAAACAATCGGCATAGACAGCAATAATGATATATACCTTGATAATTCAAACAATATAGGGATAAAGACAGACCTAAACGCCATGGGAGATATTTTAGTGAACAAATCCCAAACTGTGGAAGGCGAACTGATTTACGATACCGAAAAAGGTATCGACTTTTTTAACACAATATTTTCAAGCCCTTGTTATCCGGATTTATTTCAAAACCAGCTATTAACAGAACTTGAAAACACAGACTCGGTACAGGAAGTCTCAAATTATAATGCAAAGACAGAGGACGGGATTTATTCTTATACGGTTGAAGTAAAAACCGATTACGGCCAGATAGCACTACAGGGGTAAAAGGAGTACACAATGGCAGCGAACATACCTTATACCGGTAATTATACATTTTCTGATAACGGGGTAATTATTCCCGATACGGCAGATATAAAAGAAACTGTTCAGAGCGAATACCAATCAGCACTGGGGCAGGATTTATCACTGGAAGACGCCACCCCGCAGGGGCGATTGATTGATACGGAAACAACAGCTCGTCAATCAACAATTAATTTTAATGCAACAATCGCAAACGCATTGATAAATATATCACTGGCGAGCGGAACTGCTCTGGACGCCTGGGCAGCAAATTTTGATATTTACAGAAACTCCGCAACAGCGTCAAGGGTACCGGTCACAGTAACTGGGGTTCCGGATACGGTTATCCCTGCAAATTCGGAAGCTTCGACCTCCGACGGTGTTATCTGGCTTGCCGAAAGTGAGATAATAATAGACGATACCGGCAGCAGTTCAGGAATATTTATTTGTTCTAAAACCGGAGCGGTTGAACTCGGCACAGGGCAATTGACAAATATTGTTGCAAGCTCTACAACCGGTGTAAACGGCTGGGAAACTATCACAAATACGGCACCTGCTACGGTCGGTAGTACGTTAGAAAGTGACGCCTCACTAAAAGCGAGGTTACTGGCCTCTATTTTCAGCGGTAGTGCTTTATTTGGTAATTATGCCAGCGCCTGTTATGCAGTTGAAAACGTCAAAGACGTTTACGCTTATGATAACCCGAACGATTATGAGCTAGTACTAGATAATATAACAATACCGCCTCACAGCATTTATGTGTGCGTAAATGGCGGAAATAGTGAAGATGTTGCCTATGCCCTGTATGAAGTCAAATCCGCCGGCTGCGGCTGGTGTGGCAATACGACAGTCACAGTAACCGATAAAACCTATAATTCAACATCAAGTGTCACATTCCAGACAGCGGAACAGGTTCCGTTCAAAATAACAGTTAATGCAACAAGCAATAACAATTCCAGCGCTAATCTCGGAGAACTTATTACTAATACAGTTGTCGAATATTTCAATAACGCTTATCAGAGCGAAAGCATTCCAAAAATCGGGATAAGAAGCCTCATATCTCCTTTTGTGATAGGCAGTGTGATTAATTCAAAAATCTCAAACATACAAACCTTACAGGTTGAAATCGGGTTAATGACACCAAAACCGCATGCGGTAGCAACTATCAAGAAGGCTTCTGTAACATCGGGTACAGAGTGGGCAAGCGTTAATTCGCAAACTTTTGCGTCAAAGGCCGAAGCAAACGGCACTTATAACTTTATTTATAATGGTTCAAGCTGGTTATTAAACAGTGATGAAGCAGAATTGTCAGACTATGGGATTTCAATAACCGGAAATCCTGTCAAAAACGATGTAATAACAATCGTTTTTGCAGATGGGGAGCTTTCTCAATACCCTATCAACATTTTTGCTTCTGAAACGCCGGCAATAACAGCAGAAAATATAACGGTCAGTATCAATGAGTAACTTTAATATTCATAATGTTTTTACATTTGAAACAAATCTTATAGAAAACATCATATGGCAATATGAAAAGGCAGACAGGCTGAAAAGTCTTATAACCCAAAAAAATGACTGGTATAATGCAAATCTTGATGAATTCTGGCAAAAGATTGTTGAAGACTTTCTAAATATCCAAACCGCGAACGACTGGGGGCTTAATCTCTGGGGAAAAATTCTGGATGTATCAAGGATTTATAACGTCAACGGAGAACAAATAACCCTATCGACAGAACTTTTTCGCCATTTGATACTTGGTAAACTAAGTCTTATTAAATCTAATGGAACTGTACCAGAGATTAACAAATACCTTAATTTCATTTTCAAAGAACACGCAACGGCCACAGCAAACGCAGCTGTTATAAAAGATAACTTTGATATGTCGGTTTATTATGTTTTGAACTTTGAACCGACCGATGAGGAACTTGCCCTGATATATTCAAGAACCTTTCTACCGACGCCGGTGGGGGTTTTAGACAAGATTTATTTATTAGACCAGACAACAATATTCGGGTTTACAAATACGGGTTTTATGCCCTTCAATACGGCCCCATTCTGGGATGGCAGATACATATAAAGGAGTAGCAAATGAAATCTACAGATATGATAACACCAACACCTTTAAAAGCCCCAATCGCAAATGAGGGGTTGCGCAACACAATTCCTGATAACGCAACGGGTTCAAACTATGCGTCTATACAGGAAGGTTTTCCGGGAATGACAATGAAGGCACCTGCTGATGGCGGTTTACCTCCGTGGGGTCAGGACTTTAACGGAATGTTTTATATGATGTCATCACAAACTTGCTTTTTGCAAAACGGTGGATTAATAACTTTTGATGCAGATGTTTCCGCTAAAATTGGCGGATATCCTCAGGGGGCGATTTTGGATTATGTAACATCAAATAATACTTATGTCAAAGTTAAAAGTTTAATTGATGATAATACATATAATTTTATTACAACACCGTCATATATAGATGGGGAACATTGGAAAGCAATAACACTCGCTTCCTCCATAGGCGGTGGACTTGAGGTCGGAACATTATTCCCGGTTTTTGCTACATCAGCTTACATTCCAGAAGGCGCTATGCCGGCAGATGGAACAGAATATTCAAACTTACAGTTTCCAGATTTATGGAACAATTATCTGACCGCAGACATTCCGCTGCTAATTACAAAAAACTACACACAATATCAGGCAGAGATTACTGCGCATGGCAACTGTGCAGCATTTGGAGTTGAGCATATCATAACATCGGATAAGTCAAGCTCAACTATTACCAGGGTAGAAGTTAAAACTTCAGACTGGGAAACAACAGTTAGCGAGATTGGCAGCTATTTATTCAGTTATGACAACTCTAAATGGATGTTAAACCAAAAAACAGTAACTCTATCGGATTACGGTATTGTTTTAATGGGAGATCCAACCTCAGGCGATACTGTTACTGTTGATTATACTTACGGGACAAACTTTAAAGTCCCGACTATTAAGGATACTTTATTCCAGGGTATTAATTTTAATGCGGAAGCTCCTGTTGTTCCAACATCAGATAAAGCCCAACCTATAATAAAATCTGATATTGATGGTGGTACAGGACTAACAACATGTAATTACTCTGGCCATCCTTATGGACAGTTGCATGCTGGCAACGGAACAGGTGCTCAAGGTTGCTTTTCTGCTTATTGGGCTGATCCGAAACTCCAAGCTGATTTGTCAAAATCAATTTCTATTAATAATCCTACTATTCGCTGGTTTGTTCAGCTCTCTACAGGGTCAATAAATGAAAGTCAGATGGATTGGTCACAATGGGCTGCTTCACTTACAGGAAAAGCTAATACCGATGCAAACAACTTAACCCAAACAGGCAAAGCTAACATTATAACATTATTGAATTTAGACTATGCCAGTATGGTAACAGTAGCAGGTAAACAGGAATTTACAGCAACAAAGTCCGGAATGTTTTTCCAGCCATTCGATGATGGCGAAGAATCGAAAAATTGGACAGTTACCCGAAACGGTAACACTTATAAACTCCCTAATATGGGCACTTGGGGGCAAGACGGGAATTGTCTGCAATTTATTTTTCAAAAGGGTGACATTTTTAATAGAGATGGCGCATCAGACGGTTATTATTGCCCATTTATAGGAGAAGAATAAGTGTACTATATAACAAAAGAAGGAAATTTATATCTATATTCAGATAATAAAAATGCATTAAAGGATTATGGCTATCCTATTAAAAACTTAGCCGGAGTTAAGGCTTCTAATTTTGACAATAATAAGTACATAGTTAATGATGATTTGTTAATCGAAAATCCAAATTACGAAGCAGAACAGGCAGAAAAAGAACGCCGGCGCATTGCTAATTTAAATATGACAGCTGCAGATGTTGAGAGGGCGATATATAAAGTTAAAGGTATGGATTTTGACGATATGATAGCTCTTGTAGAAGACTTGCCTATGACTGAGAGTGAACAACCTTCGATTGATATTAAAGCTCTAAAAATAGAACTCCGCGCTAATAACTTTTATAGAGGCAATCCTTATATTGACACCGTTGGGGCTCTCTTAGGCTTTTCAAAAAAACAGCTTGATGAGTTTTTTGAAACTAATGATTATACAAAATTGATGTAATCACTGGCAAATTTAGCCGGTTCAAATATAGGGAGTAAATAATTATTTACTCCCTTGTTTGCGAAAATAAAAAACAAGAAAGTGAGGAAATTATGGAAGACAAAATGAAAGAAGCGTTAAAAGATGTATCCTTAAATTATGGCGAAAAAGCCGCAGAATTAGCAATTGAGTTTGTATTTGAGCTTATTAACAAAGCCGCAGAAGTTTCTGAAAACAAAATTGATGATGCGTTTATGCCTACTTTTAATTCATTAAAACCGATTGCGCTTGCTATGGCTGATCAGATTTATAAAGGTGACGTATAATGTTTGACTTTTCAGACGCAGTTCAATCAGTTGGAGAGGCTTTTACCAGCCTCTTCAACTATTTTAAAACAGAAAAAGAAGTACAATGCCAAACACAGATTTTAAAAGAACTGAAAAAACTTGAAAAAGCAGTAAATATTGCAGAAAAAATGTTCAATATCTTTTTTAAATATATCAATAATCTCTCTCAAGAGGATAAAGAAACCATAATAAAACTACTTAACAAATTTCAGGAAAATAATTAAAAATGGAAAATATTCAAACTTATGCACCTTATGTAGTTGCTGTAATATTGGCAATCTTAAGCTTAAAAATTTTTGCAAGAACAGAAGACGTTATTAAGCTGGAAGTTAAATTGCAGGAAACTGAAACCGAAATCAGAAACTTAAAAGCAGAGCTTATCACTTACGCATCAGAAAATTTCGTAAGTAAAGATACTTACAGTGATAATCACAAAGCACTCCAAGACCAGATGTTACAGATACATCAGGATGTTTCAGACGTGAAAAATATTCTTATTGGGATAGTTAACGACCGTAACCGGAGGAATTAAGCAATGCAATTGACATCAAATTTTACATTGAATGAGCTTGTATATTCTGTCACAGCCCAAGCAAATAATATTGACAACAGACCTTCTGTAAAGGTTGTGGCAAATCTTAAAGCCTTATGCGAAAATGTACTACAGCCATTAAGAAATTATTTAGGCTGTCCTATAATTATATCAAGTGGCTTTAGATGTGCAGAACTAAATAAAAAGGTTAGAGGTCGTCCAAATTCCCAGCATCTTTTAGGAGAAGCAGTTGACTTTGTAGTCCCGCAGCGAAATCTTAAGGACGTTTTTAATTATATCAAAGCTCATTTACCTTACGACCAGCTTCTTTATGAGTATAACAAAACTGATAAATGGATACACGTTTCATACAGAAGCGACGGTAACAATAGAAAACAAGCTATTGATAATTACAGAGCATAATACAATTGACACCCCTTTTTTCTTACTCTCTTAATAAATTAAATCTTCCCCGGTAGTCGCTACCGGGGATTTTTCTATTTTTAAAATACCTGGCGGCTAACATTTTGTACAGTTCCAAATCCTGCATAGCCATAAGCCTTATATCTTTTTACCGTAAAAGTCAAGCATAAATTTTCTTAAGCGTTCACAGTCAGCAGGATTATCTGCAACAATTGAATTAATTTCAGCCTGTTTTTGGATATTTTCTTCTCTGAGCTTTTCAAAATATCTGTCTGCAGCTTGCTTTTCCTGATTAGTCTTTTTGTTTTTTCTGCCTTCCAAATAGTCTGATTTGACATTATCAGACAAAGAAGCCCAATAAGCACAAGGATCTTTGACTTTAGGATTATTTTTAATGATATTTGGCACCTCTGAAAGAGTTATGACTTTAGGTTTTGTAGAAAAAGCAGCAACATTTTTTTCTGTTGTTTGTTTTTTTATTTGTTCCTTTTTATTTGTTCTCATGAAAAGGTCGTTTTCCGGCTGTTTAAAACATTCATTTTCCGACTGTTCAGAGGTCGGATTTTGAACTTTTGGAGTAATTAGGTACTTGTTAAAGTTCCCCCTTACTTTACCCCTCTTAGATTTGATTATAAGCCCTTTATTTACCAATTCTTTTATTGCTTGCTTAGTAGATGTTAATCCGATGTCTGCAATTTCGGCAATAAATTCAATTGATGGAAAAACAACAGAGCTGTTTTCAGGGTTATAGCAATCAGATAAAACCCATAAAACTAACTTTGCAGATGGTGTAAGTCCGAAATGTTTCAAATTGTGAAGAACTTTTTTAGAAAGTTCAAATCCTGAAATGGCATGTCTTGCATGCTTTTTGACTACTTGCTGCATTTTTTCTCTCCCCTAATCTTAATTTTTGCAATACAAATATTGCCTTTCGGAGAGTTTTTTGCTAAAATAAAAGTGTTGGATTTTATTAAAGGCTTTCTCCTCCGAGAAGGTCTTTTTTGTATTTAGTTTTTGTAAAGAGCATGTAAAGATTTCCATGCCTCTTCTTGTAATCATGATATAGGACATGATTTAATACTGTCAAGAGTAAGAAACCGCTTATAAACGGGATAATTACCGCGTTTAACGGTAAAAGAAGGGGTATTGCAAGATGGAAAAAAAGTTTAAAGTCGCTGATTTTGCAACACTTTTAGGTATTGCAGCAAAGACTGTTTACAAGATGATTGAGCGTGAAGAGATAATGACAGTCACTGAAAAGGTGAATAACCGTCCTACAACGCTTGTAATCACTACAGATGAGCAAATTAGCGAGCTTAGAAAAAATTACGGTAAAGAACAGGTAATGACCGGTAATTATTACGAGAATGTTACAGACAATAACCATTCAATAATAGACGCTGAAGGTTATGAAATGGTGAAAAATAATAATGACACCACTTTTGCCTCTGAAGTAATTGATCGGATAATTGCAATCAATGACGGTTATAATGAGAAGTTAAGAGAATACAATGAACGTTTTCAACAAGTTAATGACGAGCTGGTGAAAGAAAAAAGCAGAGTGCTTTTATTAGAGGATAAAGCAGGGCGTGAAGGCTTATATATTAAGGAAATTAATGAATTGAAGACAGATAATGACCGGTTACTAAAAGTTATTTATGGGTTATTGCTATTCCTCGTGATAGTGCTTATCGGTTTAACCGTATATATTACCTACAATGTAGTGGTAAATAACAGTAAAAAAGAGGTAAATGAGCCGGTAATTGGAACTTCTATTCAGAGAACAGAGCAGGCGGAGACAAATTCTAAACATTAGTAAGTTTACCTATTTTTTTTTAAATAAGTTAATGCAGCTCTAAGTCTAATGGGTGAATCATTGTGAAATTTATCACTGACTTCTAATTTGTCATAAATTTGGCTAAGATGCGTTTTTAACGTAAATAATGTCATATTTAGAATAGATGCAATTTCAGTATTTGAGAGACCTTGAGATACAAGCTCAATAACTTCAATTTCCCTTCTTGTTAAGTTAAAAACATTGTTTTTATGTTTACAAGAGATATTATATTCATCGTATAGATTAAATATATCTATAGGAGAGCATTTGCAGTGATAGCTTAAATCTAATATAGACATAGTGTCTTTATTTTTAAAAATAAAAAAACTTATTTTCATCTGTTAAATTAGTTAATGTCATATTATCTTCTTATAGAATAGGTTATTTAAAATTAGCAGATAGACGCAACAAGTAAACAATATTGCGTAAAAATTTAATATTTTTTTATAGGTATAAATTTTCACAAAAAAACTTTCTTGATATTATTGTATTTGCTTAATATTTTGTAACATTTCGTTATATACCGATAATGATAATTATGTAAGAAGGTCCCTTGTTCATAACTCCGGACCTTTTACTTACTCTTTTATTAGCTCCTTATGTGGCTTATACTTGGGACATTCCCCGAACAGTGCCCGGACTTGGTGGTAAATCTTATTTTTGTATTCGATACACCAGTACAAAACCTGATTTCGTAATTCTTCAAGTGTATCGCCTACAGCGGGAGCATTTTCGTTGTTAATAACAATCAGCTCAAGCAGAATGCGGTCGGTGATTTCGGGGTAAACTGTTTTATTGGGATTTTTGCAATTCACACAATCTCTTTTCTCTAAGGGAACATCTTGTATAAAATTTCCGGTAGAATAAGGACAATCCCAGTAATAACATTTTAGTTCTGGTTTAATCTCGAACGCCTCAAAAAATTCCTTTTCTATTTTGCTAGTCATCGTTTAAATACCTCCATAAAGAAATTAAGAGAATTATTACAAGCCCATACATGGCTATCATAAGTGGGAGTACCAATAGAAAGAACTCCAAAATTTCTAAGGAATGTGCTAATATAAAATCACTCATAAATCCACTCCTGATCTCTTATTGCCTGCTTCAAGCTATCTCCGCAAATAGGTAAGACTTTCCGGAGAATAAATAATATCAGGCATTCTGTTCTATTTTCACGCTCTACAAACCAGTTATCTACTGCAATATCATTGTGCTTGAATTTGAATTTATGACCGCATTTTGTGATTAAGATATATTCATGCATTAAGGTATTATCAGAAAAATAATGTACCCACTTAACAACAGTAAGTCTTTGTTTTGCCAATTCTGCAAGCATTAGTTCTTCCAGTTTCACAAAGTTTTCCAGCTGTGTGAAGTCGGGATAAGCATCAACAATTACCCCGCCACTTTCAAATGCTGAAATCTCAGCAAGTTCTTTATCTTCGGTGATATTCATTAATGTACTATCTAACATTACCTTGTATGTAGGCTTAATCCCGCAAATCTCGCACAGCCCTTTTGATAGTTTTTTATTCCTCACTACTTACCTCCCTTCAAAATTTCATCTAATTTCCGACTTATCAAAGGACTAATTTCTTTTTCAAACCATTCTGAAAAATTAGTATATTCTTCTTCTGTCAAATTCGTAGCATTTACTCTAGCAGGTGAAATTTTGCAATGTCCTTTGAAGCTATAACCTACGTAAAAAAAATATCTATCTGTTGTCATATCTTCTCCTTTATAAGTTCAAATTCTATGTCGTAAACCTGTTTATTGATTTTTAAATCACTATATTTACCGCAAGTAATAATTACAGATTTTATCCTTGCAAATAATCTTTTTTCTGAGTCATTAGCTTTTGGGTATCCACAAGCAAAACATATTATGTCAGCATCGGTAAAAGGTTCGTTATGCCTTGTTTTATACCAGTAAGAGAACAATCGCCTATTCCAATAATCCGTTCTTTCCCTATATTCATGCGTTTTCTCGCCGGATTTTATCTTCTCAAACCACTCTTTTTTAAGATTGAATGTCAGCATTGGCTCTCCTCCAGTAATTCAGGATTTTCATATACGTTGCCGATGATTTCAATACCTTGTAAGGTGTTTTCTTCAAATTTTCCTGTTGGTTTCCAATTTAGAAATTCATAAAAATCTGGGCTTAAATCATATATACCACTGCCACTATTATCCTCATACTCAGAAGGTTTAAGCAGATATCTAGCATTTGACTGAAAATATTCTACGACAAAACTTTGATTTTTATAAAAATCGCCAATCGCGGAATAATCGGGGTAATTTTCATTGATTTTAACTATATCCCCCTCAAAAATCAGCTTGCCGCTCTTGTCTTTTAAGCCTGTGCACTGAATAAGGTTTTTAAAATCAAAATCTCTTTTACTTGTGTGTAATAAGTATTTTTCGCCAATTCTATCTGTATCAACTAACGAAACTGCAGGTATTTCTAAATATAATGTATCAACATCATATATTTTATTCTTAAATACATATCTAAACTTAAATCTATCCTGCATTTTCTTCTCCTTTCGCCTTGCTGATGATGTCTAAAATATATTTACCTATTTCAGGTACTACGCAGTTGCGTAAAATTTTCCTTTTTTCATATTGACTAAAACTTTTTAAAATATTTATGTCAAAGCCATATATCCGTGCCATTTCTTTCGTTTTATCCCATACTGTGGTAAAACTATGCTCAAATTGTACTGTCATTATAAATTTATTACTCCAAAATAGATGTCTGTTGATGTTAAAAGATGGTTCAATTAAAGGTTTGTAATACGGCTTTACATTTTCAATAACCCAGTCACCTTTAAAGAAATGTTTTAACAGTATTATTTCCTGGTATAATGTCATATCCGGATAAACAATATCCCATCCGTTATGTGCAAAAGTTAGCCTTAACCGACTATGCGTCGGACAAGGCGGTGAAGCCCATATAAAGTCAAATTCTTTAAAGTGTTGTCTTAAATATTCGTGTGCATCACCAACAATAACAATATCTTTAGGAAATAGTTTTTTATAGCATTCTGCAATTTTAGGATTTATTTCAACAGCAGTAATTTCGTGTTCATCGCCCCATAATTTACGGTTTCCGCCTATTCCTGCATAAAGATTAAGTATTTTCAATATTATCTCCTTTCGCTTTGCTAATGATGTCCAGGTATTCTTTGTATTCACACGTTGTACAATCAGGTGTGTATTCATCATCATCACAATTTTCGCAAAATTCTTTTATTGTATATCTCTCAATCTCGTCAAGGGCTTGCATTATTTGTTTTGCTTTATCAATAAATTCACAATTAAAAGCTATATTATATTTTTCGTCATCATCTGCATTGGGATATAAAATTTCAATTATTTGAGCTAACAAATTAATTTTATCTGCTTTTTCTTCTTCTAAATATTCACATTCCTGTGTCTTGCGTTGGAGTTGTTTGTATTCACAATTTGGATATGCTTTACATCCACCTTTACAAAATATACTTAATGGATACTTTTCACACCCACTCACATCAACGTCGTTTATTATTATTTTTTGTTTATTTGTCATTCTAATTTCCTTTCGCTTAGTCGATTATGTCGAGAATAGTTTTTGCAATTCTTCTAACATAATCTTCACCATCCAGAATTTGTGAACAAATTCCAGCAATATTACTTAGTTTGTTTTCAAGCTTTCTGTTCTCTGTAGTCAGCCTTATAGACTTTTTCGCAAAACCTCACATATTTAAAGGTAATTGGCGGTCTTGTTTTATATAGGGTTTTGAACTGACTTTTTCCAATTCCGCAAGTGCCTGGCGGTGCCAGTACATTACCTTTTCTTTATATTTTGTGTCCTTTTCTTCTTTATAATCATCTTCAAATTCAAAGAAATCCTGTACAATTTCAGCCCATTTCCATTTTTCGAGATAGCGGTACACCAAAATTTTCCGGTAATTCCACTTTTTTATTCTGGCAATTTGTGTTTTTATTATCTGATGTTCGGGAACCAGCCAGGCTTTGTATTCATCAATTTTTTTGTTGATTTTTTGAAGCGCCATAACATAATGTTCCTGTTCGCTGGTTTTCAGGTTGTTACCAGTGGTGACTTTAATTGTGGAATAATCAACACTGGACAGCAGACCGAGTTTAGATTTTAACAGTTCTTTTTGCCTGAGGAGAAAATCCAGTTCTTTAACTATCTCACTATAATCTTCCAGCCGTTTTACTGATATCGGTTCAAACATTATAAAGCCCTTTCTCTAAAAGATTTTATTTAATTTTTAAGACGCCGTTTTTATATGCCCAATTAACTAAGTGCGGACGGTTTACGGAACTCGTTTTCATTAGCAGTTTTGCTATATCATACCGTACAGACTGCCAGGTTATTTTTAGTTCTTCGGCTATCTCTTTATCCATAAATCCTTCTGAAATAAGCTTTAACACGTCTATTTCTCGCGCTGAAAATTTTTGTTTCTTCTCTTTCATTGCTGTAATTTCCTTATATTAATTTTTTCTGTTAAGTTGTAATACTTTAGCGTGAGCTGCAGCTCGCGCTTTTTCAATTTCTTCCGGGTTTTCTTCAATTTTTTCCGCGGGCGGAATATTTTCTTTTGCTTTTTGTCGTTCAAGTTTCTTCTTTGCTTTGTCTAATTTCGTTAAGCAGTCGCCGTTTTCGACGAGCTTTCTTATATAGGCATCTATATCCTCAATTTTATTTTTTCGTTTTTCGTTTAATCCAAGAAGATAATTTTTTAAAATATCTCTCTCCTCTATAGAGAGAGATATTAATTTATTAATATCTCTCTTGTTTAATGTTTTTGATATAGTGTTGGGGATTTGTTGGTAAGTCTGTTGTTTTCTGTGTTGGTGACAATAATTATTCACATCCTGATAATAGGCATATTTAGTGACTTCCAGATATATTCCCCGTGTTGTTTTCTGTGTTGTAATCTGTGTTGTTGAATCCGTGGGGTTCACTGTTTTCGCCCATCTCAGGAATTCATAAACCTGATTAAGTGTAACACCGGGTATTTTTTCTTTACGAAAATTAAAAAGCCCTTTACCTCTATCTAGTTTTTTTGAATCTATCCAATTTACTTTAGATAATATGTAAATCCAAATTTTCAAATATTCAGCCGGCTTTTGCCATATTTGAGATTCAATAATATTACGAGCAAGAAGAATGTAACCGCCTTTAATTTTTTCTTCCATTAATTTCTCCTTCCTCAAACAAAAAGCGGGAGCTAATCTCCCGCTAGAAATTGATTGTATATTTAGTTTTGTTTATTTATTTCTTAAACCGTATCCAAATTATTAGAATTATTTTGTTCTTTTTTCTTATAAATATTTACATTCCAAGACGGCGAATTTTCTTGTCTTTCACCCTCAGCGTAAATTATGTAATTGAGTGATATGTTGTAATCTTTTAATACAGGGCATAAGTCTTTAACAAAATCCTCAAGACTTACACTTAAATAAGTGTTCCCATTTTCGCTGGTCTTGCTCCACGCACTACCTATTTTCATAATTTTTTATCTCCTTATACTTTGTGAAATCAATTCATCCGGCGTAATTAACCGTTCAAGTTTTTTTGTTGCTCTACAATAGTCGCAATGCCCGCAGCGTTTAGGTTCTGCATTGTGATTTTTTACATCTATAATCCGCGGCATTTTCCATTTAAGTTCTTTTAGTTGAAAGTCTAATTGTTCCTGCGGGATTAATATACATTCAATGTCTGGGTATTCCTGTTTATCTACTGCCGCAATTATGCAAGGTAAAGTTTCGCCCGTATTTTGTCTGACGATTTCTTGATAAACGGCTAACTGTAAATCATACCCCCAGTTTTCAATAAATGTTTGTTTCCAACCCGCTTTGTTAAAGATAATATCCCGAATTTTTTGAATGAATTTTAAATCAACAATTACCTCATGAGGTATGTAACTATCCATTTTGATTTTTAATTTAGCGCCGTAAAGTTCTCCAGTCATAATGACTTGCTTTTCACCCGACATACATGTCATAAAGAGTTCTTCCTTTTCAGCTCTTTCAATAATTTTTTCGGCTTTGATGAAGTCCGATTTTAAACTTCCGTCTTTTTTGAAAATTTCAGGGGTTCTGGCTTTGAAATCTTCCAGAGTCCCCTCAAAATAACTGTCAACATAAGAACCCATAAGCATGGCAGTTGAGGGAGGTTCGCTCCACTCTCCCCCAATTTTAGCCACTGCGTAAGCTTCGCATTTAAGAAAATCCTTAACCTGACTTACTGAAAAATAAGCTTGATTTGCTTCTTTCGAGTAATAATTATCTTTTGTTAGTTTAAACTTCTTCATTTCTTTCACCGTAAATTTCTTCCAGCTGTTCTATTTCTTCCGGAGTCGGCTCATAAGTTTTCTTTTTCCCGTCCTTACCGGATGATTTTAGCCTAGCTTCCGTTTCTTGTTTTTGTTTTTCTGTGGCTGACGGCATTTCAAAATATTGCTCAATCGGAGCAAAGTTGTTTTTAATAGAGTTGTAAATGCCGCCTAAATCGACAATATTTTTTGCGATAAAGTTGTCGCATTTAGTACCTATACGTTTTTCTATCATTTCTTGAGTAACACCTAATTCTTCAAACATTTTTAACATATCTGTTACCCGTTCTTTAAGCGATTTGGTGTTAGATCCTACTAATGTTTTTTCACATTCATTCAAGAAATCTTCTACAACATCACCTGGTAAGATTTCCAAAAGAACAGCCCTTTTACGTCTCGCACCGTCATTTGCGATACGCTCGTAAATATCTCTTGGGTCAGTTAATATTTGATTTCCGCCGTTTTTCGTGTATCTGGTATGCGGTACTTTAAAAATTCTTTCAGCTCTTACGTTGCTTTCCAAATCCCACGCGAATGCAAGAACTTCTGAGGTATGTTCCGAGGTGTTTTGGCTTAATTCTTTAATACCGTAGCTTATGTTTCCCCAGTATTTGGCAATAGCTTCAGCTGCTCTTACTGACGGCCCTTTAATTTGTTGCCCGCCGCGAGGGTAACAGTATGTAGCTTTTTCTGCCAAAGTTAAACGTTTTGCGCTTTCCATAATCTTACGGCAAGCTAACATTTCGTTTCTGGGAAATTGACGAGCCATAAAAATTGCGCCTTGAACTTCCTGTAAAGCTCTTGCTTTTTCGATTTCCTGCCCTACATTAGGGAAGTTAGATAGTTGTGTTTTGTCTTGTGTGTCCTGCAAATAGTTCATTTTTTTTATCCTTTCCTTACTTGTAAAATTCAAACCAATCTTTTGCATATTCAAAATCTTCTTTACTCATTTTGCCGTTTTGATATAACGCTTCGCAATCATCTAAAGAAAGAGAGCTTGTAGCTAATAAGCTTTCAAGCTCTGTATCATAGTTTAGAGGGTCAAGATTTAAAAAATTATCGTCAAGAGCCATATAACAGCCCTCCAACTACCATTGCAATCATTGGGCCAAAAAAGGCGCAGGTTGCAATAAATTCTCTAAAAGTTTCATTTTGCATAATTAATCCTTTTTTTATTTAAAATCCTTTTAAAAGCCCTGCTAAAATACAGGGCTGAGATAAAGATTTAATCTGCTACACTGCGTAATTCTTCCTCTAGAGGGTCATATTCCTGCGCTTTTTTAAATTCCCAATAGCCGACAGGTAAAATACAATCATCGTGACGTTCTTTTAGTACACATTCAACTGTTGTAGGTTCATTGATTTTTGCGTATAGTACGCCGTCTTTTTCGTAAAATTCAATATCTTTGTCTTTAACTGCAACCTGGTGATGATTTCCAGTAACTTCTGATTCTGCTATTCTTACGTAACCGTTTTCAGGTTTTACAGGAGTTAAGCCCTTAGGGAGTTTATCAATTTGTCTGATTACGCATTCCCCGTGAAATAATGCTTTTTTAGTCATAATAGTTTTCCTTTCTGCCATTTAGGCAATTGCGGTTATCTCTAATGTTTCTGGGTCTATACCATTCAAGCGTACGGTTAACCCTTCAAGAATTGTTTGTGGTTGTTTAGATGAATTTGGATTGAAACAGCATTCCAGATGATAAATACCGGGAACAGTTTGATTTTTCATATATAAATACGGTAAATAGTCATATCTGGTAAATATCGGTGACATATCTATAAGTTTGTACTCCGATTTTTTGTACCATTCAAAATTAATAGTATTTTCGTGATTCTCCCATGTATCGACAAACTTACCTAACGAAACCATTCGTTCGATTCCGTATTTTCGAATGAATTCAGCTTTAACGTCGGCATTTTGTTCTTTCTTAAAGAATTCAATGTTGAGCTTGCTTGCGGGAGTTTCAGCTAAATACTGCGGGACTCTTACCCCATTCAAAGCCCATACAGAGAATCCGTCTGCATATTTAACAGCAGGCTTGCCGTCTGCGTGTAATCTTGTTCCCAGTTGATTTATTTCAACAGGCTTTTGAGAAATCACGCACACGTTATCCAGCGGGAATATCTGACCGAATTTAACTGTGGAACACCACCATTCATAATGTTTTTGAACCTTATCATAGCTAATGTTTAAAACTTCATGACAATAATTATAAAAAGCATAAATATTTGCATCAAAACTCCCTTCCAAATGGGGCGGAATGTAAGATATAAGTTTTGAATCCCACACGGAATCCCTCACGGAATCCTTCACGGAATCCCTCACGGAATCCCACACGGAACCCGACACGGAAGCCTTCACGGAATCACTCACGGAATCCCTCACGGAATCCCTCACGGAATCCCACACGGAATCCCACACGGAACCCGACACGGAAGCCTTCACGGAATCCCACACGGAATCCCACACGGAACCCGGGAGGGATTTAACAGGCAATTTATACCCTTTTTCTGCGAAGGCAAATAAGTTGACAATTATCCAAGCAGATAATGGACTATCTGCGACTATAACAGGAACTTTTTTCTTTTTTAAAATATTTTCATAAAGATAATCAGCATATTTTTGAGCGTCTTCTTTTGTAAATCTATCAGTAGACAGACCTTTTTTTATCCATTTATCACGATAAACGCTAAGTAATTCAATTTGCTCTTGAGTTAATTCTTCAATTTTTGTCATAACTTCTCCTTTCAAATCTCTTTAGGCTGCCCTGAAAGCTGAAGGAAGAGAGAGTTCAACTCAGGGCAATCTAAAAAGATTTTGTTAACTAAATCTAACCAAAAGAAAAAGAGGGTACAAAAGTAAGAGAATATGATAAATGCCCGGTTTATTTTATATGTACCCTCTACCGGTATTAGGGCGAGTTAAATGTGTTTTTGGTTAGTACTCAATTTTATTGTTTTTATCTCCGTTAAGACTGGTTAAAAGATGTCGGACGATAATTTATACCTGCCGGGGGGTAAAGTCTCGAAATTACCCCTATTCTGTAACCGTAGATTTAATATTTTGTTTTGCCTTTTCTCTCATATTTCTAGCCCGTTCTTTCATAATTTCTAAATGAGCCAATTCTTTTTCTGTTAAATTGCTTGTTGGAGTTTGTGCATCGTAATCAAGACCTAACTTTTCAGCGCATTCTTTGCAATATTTCCAGTCTGGTGGGGGACTTTTAGCATTGGTCAAATCCTTATCAATCCACCCATTGTTGCATTTTTTATTTCTGCAAAAATGCATGCAAAAGTTAACCATTTGTAGTATCTCCTTTATGCTTATAACTCCTACGATTTCTTTTGTTTTCTCCACTAGTACAAATTCTTAAATTAGATTTTCTGTTGTCTAGAATGTTCCGTATAAAAATTCTTTCCACAATTTTGACATTCAATTTCAAACATCTTCTCTCCTTTTTTTGTTAATATGTGATTTTATGTTATAAACTGTGATTATAAGTTTGGTGTACTATTGTAAAAATTGATTGAGATAACTTGAAAACCCCGCAGGGCATGAATTATCATGCCCTTGTAAAGAAAGCGAGGTTTAAAATGCAAAATGTTAAAGAATTATTAGATGAAGTATTCAACTCTGGTAAATATAGTTATGCAACTATTTTTACTTATGGTAACCTGCAACACAGATGTGCAGTAGGAACAACAATTTATGAACCCCGGGATGGATATTGTTTATTGAGCAAAACTATTGAAGAAACTGTTTCACCATTTGAGGAAAACAAATCTCCTAGAACTGCTATTGAAACAATATTTATTGATTATTCCAAAATCATTGAAGTTCAAACTATAGAAAAACTTTAATAATATAAAGTTTTTCTAATAAAATCATCAGGGCACTGATATGAATATCTTGCCCCGTTTTTGTCTGTAAAGGTAATACTGAGAATTTCTTCATAATTGCATTTCCTTAATTCTAGGTTAAGGTGTTTAATAATAGCCTCAATAGGCGCTATAATGCTTGTTTTTTCATCATTCATAGTTTTTATCCTTTCTAAGTTCTTAAGGCAACTGTCAAGGAATCATTGACAGCTCAAATTATAAAAAATTTATTTGTGATTATTCTTGCAATAGTGCCTTTGTTTGTAGCTTTGAATGTGACAAAGCCCCATTGTTCCAGTCTTTTTTTAGCACTTCTGTATTTTTCATAACCCAGACCTAAGATGTCAGCGTTTATTAACGCCTCGCCAACATCCAGATCAGGTATTGAAAAACTATCTTCACGCTTTGTGTTGTATGCGATTTTCAGCAATAACAGAAACGCATCGGTGTCTTTCATCAAATTATCTGTTTCTTTGTTAATTAAGATTTCCATTATCTTACCCCTCTATTATGCTTCTTCTAAGTTCTTATGGCAGTTGTCCGGAAAATCCGAACAACTGATTAAAAACTTAATTCGCTTGTGCAAAAGTAATGTCGTTGTTAGCCTGTCCGCGCGACCAGACAGGGGAGAGCGCATTACGCACTATATTCAGTTGTTTTCTGCCACGCTCTGCTTGTGGTCTTATGTTATTCTGTTGTCAAGGAACAATGTAAAAATTTGTAAAACTAAAAACAGTTCAAAATACATGCCCTGCCTGATTTGTGCTTACATGAATTAAGTTGATTTGCACCTCTCATACTTCTGAATAGAGTAAGATAATTACAATCTTTGCCCTAGTGGCAGAGGGCTTGAAAGTATCTGCCAGGAAGATGAGAGGATGTTTGAAATGAACAAAAAGCAAACCAACCTCGATGTAGCCACAAAAGCCTCTGATATTCTCAGAGATAAACGCTACAGCGATAAGTCAAAATCTGTTGCCGGTTCAGCTTTAGCTCAAACTAAAGATATGAAAAGCAAATAGATTTACCAGACTGGGAGGTATGAGCGCAAGCTTATGCCTCTTTTTTGAACTATTTTTCAATGTTCGAATTTTGCATAGCCTAGCCAGCCCTAGTGAGGGCTTTTTCAAGACCTTTTCTAAAACTTACCCTTTTGGCTATGTTGTTCAATCTGCCTGTAACCCTTGACTGGTTCTCTTTTTCCCTTTGTTCAGCAGGTTGTTCTGCTCCACCTTACAAAAGTTAATATTCGATTGAACTACTGACAGTTTTGAAATATTATTATTTAACGATTTTATTTAATATTTCTAACTGACAAATTTAGTATAACACAAAAAGAAATAAAAAGCAACAAAATAAAACAAAATATAACCAGTAAATTTTAAAAAAGGGTCTAAATATGCTTATAGATGAAAAAATTAAGGATTTGCAAAATTTAATAAAACGTAAAGTAACATATGATGAGCTTGCGCCTATTTTAGGATTAAAAACCGGACAAGCTGTAAGAAATAGGAAAAGTCGTAAAAAACCACTTGCTGAATTTGAAATTAAAATGATAGATGAAGCTTTTAAGGATGAAATTAACAAAGTTTGCCAAGAAAATATTGTACCGCAAATACTAGTAGATTATTATCCTGATGTAATAGCTTCTTGCGGTCCTGGCGGATTTGAAATGTCACAGGAATGTATTCAATATAGTGTACCAGCAACGCTTTTCCCGCCATCAAAGAATGTTAAAGGTTATTCTATGTGTCATGCAAAAGGAAATTCAATGTACCCGCGTATTTGGGACGGGGATTTTGTTATTTGTGAACATAAAGATAATATGAAGATTGAAAATGGCGAAATGTACATATTTTGCTTCGATGACCAAATTTATTTAAAACGGCTTACCAAAAATATAAATCAGATTGTTGTTGAAAGTGAAAATCCTGACTTCCCAACGCAATATATTGAAAAAGAGCAGATGAATGATGTTCATTTGATAGGTCACGTTATTTTTTCAGGCAGAATGAACGGGAAATATTTGGATAAAAGAATATAAAGCATCTAAAAATACACTATATGTCTAATTACAAATTACAACATATGAATTAATATGGATTTTATTGCACAATTTATAATTTAGTTTATAATGATAAATGGAGGGTCGCTATGTATAAAGATAAAGAATACAAAATTTTGTGTAAGGCTGCATTAGCTTATAAAAATGGTTATATTCCTGAAACACAATTCAAAAACATAGCTTCTGGATATATTAGACGTTATATTTATAGAAATCTCATGAAATATAATAAAGACTCTATGGTATTTTCTTAATTTAGGATGATTGGTATGAGTAAGAGAACACAAAAAGATAATAAAAAAGTTGATAAATCTCTATCAACTGAGTTACCTGTGGATATGGAACAAGCAATAGAAAAACTTCCGGAAGAAACACAAAAAATTGTTAGAGAATCTATTGTTATGAGTATGCATGGGAATATACGTCCTATTGATCCATTTACAGAGCATATCGATAAGGAAGTTCTCTGTAAAATCATTGAAAACTCGGACGAGGCTTCTAAACGTGATGATATGGATAAAAAAGATGCTAGAAGATATAGTCTAATTATAATAATAAGCATTTTAATATTCCTTGTAATAATTTTAATAGCCTTTAAAAATAATTTGGATGGAATATCAAGAATAATTACACCGTTGCTAACTGCATTATTAGGATTTGGCGGTGGTTATGGATATGGATACAAAAAAGGGCAGGAAAATTAGCTAGTGGAATATTCTTACTCACAATCTTAGATGTAATTTCAGATAAAGAAAACACCTATCCATTAATGGGGTCTTGCAGGGTTGCTGAAATTATTACAAAATAGTTACATATAATATATAAGCAGTAAATTTATTGATTTAGAATGTTTTATATTATATATTACTCTTATAAAGAGAGTAAACACAATAAAAAATAGATAATTCAGGGCATAATAATCATATAAACGTATAATGTCAAATTGTCATAATTTTATTATAATTAATTTAAAACATAAGGAGAAGTTATGCTTACAACACCTGAAGAAATAAAAAACACAGATAATGTTTCCAGAGAAGAGATTCCATCTATTGTATTTGAATTTATGGATACGTTATTAAAAATTAAACACATAGAAAATGTTGTAAAGATTTGTTTCCTTCCTGGAATTAGCGATATTTTTGTTGTTACAACATCTGATGATATAGATTTAAACGAAAAGATTATGGAAACATTTTCGCAGTGGGAAGCTTGTTATAAAATATTCCCTGAACTTCATATAATAAATGAAGAAGAAGAATTTTATATTCCAGATGGAGCTCATTGCATTTAATGAAAAAAGAAGATTTGGTTAAAAAGTATAAAGAAAAAAGTGAAGAAAACTTTAAATTATATGAATTTTTAGCACAAGAAAAAAGATTTGTAGAATGGCAAGCTGTTTCTATTTTTTATAGTGCTTTATGTTATGTGAAGGCTTATTTATATTCAATGCCTAATATGCCTGAAGAATCTATTACAAGTCACAAATCCATTATGTATTGGTTAACTACCGAAAGAAACGCTAAAAACTTAATGATTTTTGAAAAATATTATAATTTTTTATATAACTATTCAAGAGATGCTCGTTATAAGTGTAATAAAATAAATGAAAAAATTGTTACACGTATGTTAGAAAAATATAGAGAAATAAAGAAATTATTATCAATAAATCTATAAAACTTTACCTATCCGGCTATAGTTTTGTATAATTTTGACAAAATTCGGGTATAATAAACTTATGCGGGTAATTTTAACTATTATAGTTATGTTTTCGTTAATACTACCGGTATCGGCTAAGAGAATGCACCCTGAAGCTGAATACCAGAAAGTCTGGTGTGACAAACGCGACGGGATAACCGAATATAAACTTAGTGACAAAACACGTGTTGATTGTTTATTGCCGAATATGGCTGTTGAATTTGATTTTGCGAATAAATGGGCTGAATGTATCGGACAGGCGCTTTACTACGGCAAAATGACAAACAGACAGGCAGCTTGTGTCTTGATTATGGAACGCGGCGAAAAAGATGTGAAATACTTAAAGCGTCTGAGGCGTGCTGCATATAGAAAAGGAGTAAACCTGCGCACATTCACAATGAAGCCGGAGCATTTATGTATTCCGGTAAATCAAATAAAACCTAATAAATAAATTTTATTCATACAATATAGAGGCTTAACAGCCTCTTTTTTTATGCTCAAACCTTTCAAAAAAAACTCACACCTGCTCACACTTGTTTACACCTTCAAAATAAGTTAAGGTAAGAATGTAAAAAAAGATAGAGCAATCCTTTCAAATTATCTTACTCTTAAATACTTAACTATTTTGAGCCTCAATCTTTGAGGCTCTTTTTATTGGTGAATTTATGGAAAATATTAATAAATTAATTTGTTGTTTAATGGCGATTCAATATTTTGCAAAAGATATTCATTATTCTTGCAAAGGTGAAGCATTCTACGGTAAACATTTGCTTGCTGACCGTATTTATGACGGGTTAGATGATTTTATTGACGGAATAAAAGAAACCTGTCTTTTGGGTAATGACATTTTGCCTTTACATTCCGGAGAATATCTTATAAGGGCAACAAGTCTTATTCCGGCGATAGAATACAATGACAAAAAAGACTTTGAAAGTATGCAAAAGCTTCTAGTTGATTGTCTGGTTCTTATGCAAGAAATGTTGCAAGAAAAAGATACACCGAGGGCGGAAGTAAGTCTTGTTGACGGTATCGCGCAGAATTTACAACAAAAGTTAGGCTTAGTTAATTTGCAGGTGAAAGATTAACTTATGGCAAACTCTGAAATAGAAAAGACAAGACCGCAGAAATTTTGCGAGTATGTAGCTATGGGTGAAAGTGCACATCAGGCTTGTATTAAAGCAGGGTACAGCGAAAAATATGCTAATTCATTCGCACATAAATTATTAGGAAAATATGAGGATGAAATTAAAACGTTAAAACCCAAAGTTCAACAAGCTATAGAAGAAGATTTTAAATACACTGTCAAGCAGTCTTTTAAAAAGCTTTGTGAAATTCAAGAGCTGGCTTTGATAGAAGATGACAAAGGAAATTATAGCAATTTATCGGCGGCGATAAAAGCCGAGGAGCTCAAAGGCAAGATGTACGGGGTTTATGAAATAGATAACAAGCAGAAAGCGCTGATTGTGCCGGTGATAAAGGATGATATTTAACCCTTTTTAGAGGGCGGACAATGACAGAAATAA